GCGGGCGGGTTGGCTGCGGGCAGCGAGGGTTGACGCACCCACAGGCCGGAGATCAACGCGCCCAGCACGGCGACCACGACGTACTTGGTCACGGTCTGCACCATGTCGCTCGAGTGCTTGTTCAGCGGCTGGCTCTGCTCGAGCACGGCGATGCGCTCGCCCAGGCTCTTGATCTCGGTGAAGGCGCGACCGATGCTGTCACTCGTGTTCGCCTGACGCTCTTCGACGACCGCCAGACGCGCTACTGCGTTGGCCAAGTCTTTCATGGTTGCCTTGATCTCCTGCAAGTCCGCGCTCATGGACTGCATGCGCGAGAGGGCGACGGCGAGTTCGGTGGCTTCTGGCGTCATGTTCACTTCTCAATGGCGTCAACCCAGCCCTGAAGCCCGGTCACCTGGTCTCGGAGTCGGTCAGCTTCCGCTGCCACTCCTCGATACTCTTCTGCGCACGCGCCGAGGAGCTCTCGGGCGACGGTGGCTTCGCGAGCGTAGCCGGCAGCCGCGGGGCAGCTGGGGGCGTCGGGCAGGGGGCGGGCGTTGAGGGCGGCGATGGTGTCGCGCAGGCCGTCAGCAGCGCGCTCAGCGCGAACAGCACGAACAGCAGTAGCAGCCTGGGCCCGCTCCAGCTCACCCACGATCCTCGTTGACTCTTCGGCACGGCGCTTCTCCTCAGCTCGCGCGGCGCTCTCGGCCGCGGCGTAGGCCATCGCCAGGCGGGCCCGATCTTGTTCCCACTGGCTGCGCTCAACCGCTCGAGCGCCCTCGCATTCGGTGCGCGCGAAGTGAGCGCCGCAGTGCCACCCGGCACCGAACAGCGCGGCCACGAGGGCGAGCACCGCCACCGCCTTCACCCAGGCCTGAGCGGCGTAGGTGGCAAGCGCGGGCGCAATCACTCAGCCTCCCCGATGCACTGCTTGTACTCAGCCTGGCGGCGGTTGGTCAGGCCTCGCAGCGGCCGCCCCTGGAACTTGTCCCAGCGCAGAATTTCGCGGCAGGCACCCTCATAGTCCAGGGCGCTGAGCTTGCGCGCCAGCGTGCTACTGCAGAACGCGGTCTCGCCGATGTTGTACGTCAGCGAGACGTAGGCCGAGAACTCGTACTGGTGCATGGGCACCGGCGCGCAGCGCTTGACGGCGCGCTCCGCCTTGGCGGCGTCATTGAGCAACAGCACCAGGGCCCGCGTGGGCGGCACCTTCTCGCCCGGCTTCATCGGCGTGCCGTCCTCGCGACGGGTTGAGCCGAAGCCACCCGTGTCGACGTCACCCGGCACCGGGGGCTTGGCCACCGGCTCATAGCCCTCGTGCAGCGCCAGGCCCACCAGGGCGGAGGCGCTGAGCACGAGTGCCGCGACCTTGGTGCGAGCCTGCGGCGGGATCATTGGTGCAGCTTCGGCTGCGCCACCAGGCGCGACACCGCCGCACCCAGGGAGACCACGATGGCGAGCGCCGCGAACGTGCCGCGGTGCACAGCGTCGCTGAACAGCGGCAGCGCCACCTCGGCGCCGGACAGGATTGCGGACAGCACGACCAGGCGCATAGACCACGCCCTGGTCGCAACTGCCTTCCAGTTGTCGATCAGAGTCATGGGAGGCCTCGGAGATGGTTGCGGGAGACGGATTCGAACCGCCGGCCAGCGGCGTATGAAGCCGCTGCTCTACCAGGCTGAGCTATCCCGCGTCTGAAACAGGCATGGCTTCGCCCTCAAGAGGGGAAGCCACTGGCGTGTTGTTCTTGGCCCGCGCGGTGCGCGGTTTGGCGCGACTGTAGCACAACCCGTTGGTTCCGCGCAACAATTTGTTGTGCACGCGCCACAAAACACTAGGGTTTTCCCTGATTGCCTACCGATTTGGTCAGGCTTTGTTTGACCTGCGTGTTTTGTTGCACAACAATTTGTTCCGTCGACCACCAACCTTTTGCCACCAGGAGCAACGACATGGACATCTACCGGCAACTCGAAGCCCGCGAAGCCCGCCGCATCAAGAGTGAAAACCGCTACCACGCGCGCATCGCAGCTCGCGAGGAGGCGGCCGAAAAGATGATCGGCGAACTGGGCAGCGGCAAGTGCTACGTGTGGCCGGTCGGCGGCAAGTACCGCGAAGGCAGCCGCCTGGAGTTGGTGCAGTTCTTGATTCGCAACCGCTACGCTTGAGGAGCCGTCATGCCGTTCATTCACACAGTCAACATGCGCGGCCAGGCTGGCGCGCTCCGCACCGATCAGCTTGAAGCAGCGGTTGCCGCCGTTGAGCGCGCGCCCAAGAATTACTCGCCTAGCTGGCGGCGCGCGTTGCGGGATGAGCTCACGAAGCGCCAGTCGCGCCATGTTGTGTCCGAACTCCTCCAGCAAATCGCCTCGCTCCCGAACACGACGGTGCGGCCATACCGCGAAGGCGGCGGGGCCCAGATCATCGAGACGCGCACGAACGGCGTCAGGCAGGTCGGCGTCTGGCTCGACCGGCCCGGCACGGTGGGCCACCTGCAGGAGTACCTGCAGACCCGCCAGGAAAGCCGGCGCGATTAGGGTTTCCCCTAATTCAACACAATGTTGCGCAACATATACTTTCTCTTGTCAACCAACCCTTTCACAGGAGCAACGACATGACCCAGCCCCGCATCTACTGCGCCCTGCAGTTCGCGCCCGCCACACCCGAGGGCCGGCGCCCCTACATCGCCATCTACATCGCCGCGACCAGCCTCGACCTGGCCGTCAAGTACCTGCGCGAAGAACAGTACCTGGTGGGGCCCGGCGAGACCTACCTGCTCTCCGACGAAGCGGTGCGCCGCGGCCCCGCCGGCCGCATCGTGACCGGCCAGGAGCGCCACGATGAGCCAACGCTCGAACAGCACGCTAACTGGGTGCGCGTCATGACGCGCCCAAGCTGGTGCGACGGCGTGCGCGAAGGCCCCACCTACATTCGCGTCAAGCATTGATACCCGCAACCCGCTGCGGTGGCAGCGGCAAGCCCGGCGGCTTGCCAGTGTCACCAACCAACACAGGAGTAGGCCATGACCGCTGATCAAGTCCTAGCGCTCGTCGCCGCCAAGTTCCCCGGCGTTTTGCAATCCCCCTTGGCGCAGGCCATGCACGGCGCGAGCAGCATGGCCATGCTAGAGGCGAGCGATGCCGATGCGGTGGCACTGCGCGGCGAGGCGATGGAGCACGCCCGGGCCTGCATCCGCGCTCGCGGTGGCTGGACGGTCGAGACGCTCGGCCACAACATCGAGTCCGCGTTCGGCGGCGACATCGACTCCGACGAGTGCGACGATATCGCCCGCGACGCTTTGGGCCTCTGATCCCATCTGCTGCCGGTGGCAGCGGCTTGCCCCAAGGCAGGCCAGTGTCACCCACCAACAGGAGCCACGCCATGATCAAGGCAACACAAGACATCCTCAGCGCCGCCCGCCGCAACTCGGCAATCACCAGCGCCGGCCTGATTGACGAGATGGAGCGCGGCGCCATCGACGGGTGGCGGCATCTGGACAGCGTGCGCTGGGGCACCTTCTCCAACTGGACGCGGGCCATGTGCGAAGCCGCCGCGGAACTCAAGCGCCTGGAAGACCAGAAGGCTCGCGCCGTCGCCCGCCGCGCTGCCACCGCATAACCCCCAGGAGGCCACCATGAGCTACTACACCAACCGCCGCCACAACCCGCCCGCCGACGTCTACGCCGCCAGCACGCTGATCGGGCAGCACACCGGCAAGAGAGCGGCCCCGCCGCCAGCTGGCAGACCCCCGTGCGCGGCACCAACGACCAACCATCAACCGGAGGCCGCCATGAACCCCAAGATCAACCCCGGCAACCCGTCAGCCACCGAACTCGCCAAGGCGCTCAACGTGCGCGTCTGGTACTGGCCGCGGACAGAAAACCCGTACCGCGTCCACACGCGCTTGCCCGGCAGGCCGTACCGCCTGCACAGCGCGCACGCCACTGAGATCGAGGCGATGGCCGAGTTTGACCGCGTCGCCGAGCCGTCGCGCGAGTGCTTCTGTACTCGTGTGACCGTTGGCGAAGCCGCCGTTGCCGCCTCGACCGCCCCCTGACCCACCAGGAGACCACCATGTTCACGATCCACTTTGACACCCTGCAGACCGAGACCGTCGAGTACACCGACCGCAAGGGCCGCCCCCGCAGCTACGAGAGTCAGACGGTCGAGATCACGCTGCGCGGCGACCGTCGCCGCGTTAGCTGCCACAGCCGCGGCGACAGCACCACGATCGGCGGACTGGCCGTGCGCTTCCGCACCGGCACCAAGGTGTGGCCCGGGAGCGCCGTCTACTGGGCCAAGACCGGCAACATCAACAACCTGCGCCCG